ATGTCGGGGATACCATTCTTTTGTAGTGTCGCATGTTTACCATCTATAATAGAGATACTTTCCATAACGGCATTGAATACCGCACGGTCTTGACACCACTTCTCAGTACGTTCAACTAACCAATCAAGGTTCTCGGTCTCAGGTACAAATATATTTGGAAGCAGTTCAACCGCAGAACGAAACTGTTCATCCGACAGAGTATTGTTCTCTTCGAGTTCAATCTTGAATGACTCCAGTGTAGGAAGTTTGTTATACTTAGCAACAAACGATGCAACCTCTTTGAACAATCCCTTATATACACCTTCAAAATATTCTGGTGCAACAAAGGGTAAAACCTTTCTGGTGAAAGGTTCGTTAGTCAATAGATTGCGTAGTATAGTTTGTTCTAAGTTTATGTTCATGCTATTCCTTCATCATCATTTGTTGTCGCATACCTTCCGTCATAATAACATTACCCGTGTCATTACCACGGGCAACAAGTGAACCATCAGATACTGCGTTTTCTAATATTGCAGATAATATTGTACCACAATATCGTTGAAAAGTCAAGTCATTTACTGATAAATCTGCATCAGGAGTGGATACAATTTTGAAGTTGTAATTGAGTTTTCCTTTAGGGTCATTCTCATCTGTACCATCAAACTCTATAATGCCATATGATATTACGGTCTCAGGATACTCTTCGAGAAGGCGAACATCCCACCCCTTCTCGTCATCAGAGGCGGGGATGATATCGTAATGAACTTTCTCAGAGATTTTATTGAGTATGTCACTAGACTTCTGCATTTACAATCTCCTCCATATCAACCTTCTGTGCAAGACCGATTGAGTATTGTGCCTTGATAAACTCTGCAAAGTCAGTGTTCTCAAAGATTGGTTCCCAGAATTCTTTCTCCAGTGTACCCGCAAGTCTTACCTTCTTCTCTTCTCCGTCACGTTGATACCATCCATTACTTGGTTTCGTAACATATCCACCAACAAGAGCAACATCAAGTAGACCAGAATACTTCTGAACTCCTCCATCCCAAGAGACCGAGATAGGTATCTTAGATTTCTCTTTGACATACCTTGACTTCTCTACATTGATAATGAAATGGTATCCTTTGATTTCTGTACCCTGTTTGTCTTGTCTACGACCAAGTATCCAGATGTTATCGGAACTGTAATAGATACCTGTACCACCACCAACGATGTCTTTAGGGAACAATCCGATTTCTTTGTATGTGTGGTTGACGGCAAGCATTGGAATGTTCTTCATAGTCAGATATGGTGTTACCATTCTGAAAAGACCTTTCAATGCTTTTGCACGTGACATGTCTGCAACACCCTTTTCATTCAATGCATCATCAAGTTCTTTCTTTGATGCAAGGTTGCCAATGGAGTCGATAACAATTATTACATTGTCGGTTCTCTCAAGTGCTTCTAGTTGTCCGACTAGGTCAAACTTGAGTTCCTCTACATTGGCAATGGGTGTGTGCAGCACTCGTGATGTGTCTATGCCAAACTGTTCAAAGTAAGACTGGGGTGACCCAAACTCACTATCATAGAATAACAGTACTGCGTCTTCTTTCTCTCGCAAATATGCACCCGCCATGAGCAGTGCAAACGAGGTCTTGAAGTGCTTACTTGGGCCGGCAAGAACTGTTAGTCCTGCTACGACACCACCGTCAATACTTCCTGTCAACGCGACGTTTACCATTGGAACGTCGGTTGATACCATATCTTTTTCTGTGAAAAATTTACTCTCTGCCAAAACCGCAGTGGTTTTAATCTTTGAGTTTTTCCGTAATTTGTTCATAATTGACATTGTTTACTTTCTCCCTGTCATCTAAATCGTATTCCTTACGATATTCATTGTTTATTATAACACACTTTTCAAGTAAAGTCAAGTCCTCATCGAACTTTACAAACGCAAGTGTATCCTTGGGGAAACAAGCGCCACCATATCCTCGTTTACCATCATATCCTGGCACGACAGTATGACTTTTACCGATACGTTTATCTCTTCCAAGAGAGTTTGCAATCACACTCCAGTTGCAACCGAACCTAGTTACTGCGTCCTTCAATTGATTGAAGTATGTCACTTTCATTGCAAGGAACGAGTTTGCGGCATACTTGACGAATGATGCCTCTGGTGCAGACATAAAGTAAAAGTCATTCATCATACATATACTGAATAGTCTATACATCTCCGAGAGTGCCTGACACGCCTCAGGGTGACCACCTATGATATGATAGTCTGCCATTACAAAGTCTGCCTTTGCATTCTTCTCAGTCAGAAACTCTGGGTTGATTGTAATGCGTTTGACATCGTCATCATATATTGATTGGAAAATCCTGTCCACAATATCTGGAGTGATTGTTGATTTGATAACAACACCACCCTTTGTGTGTTCAAGTATTTTGAGTACTGCGTCTTCTACAATAGATGCATCAACAAATCCGTCATCACTCATTGGTGTTGGCGCACATATAAAAGAAACGTGTGGGTTCCAATCTATCAAGTCGTCCAGACTTGTGTCCAATTTAGGGTCAACGTAAAACTTTTCTACGTCCCCCGAACTAAATGCATAGTCCACTGCCTGTCCTACAAATCCGTATCCTACGATACCTATTTTTAGTTTCATTCGTTCTTCCATTTTATATCCACTCCGTTTGATAAAATTCTTTGTACCATCGAACAAAGGAACTTACCCCTTGTTCCATATCTACGATAGGTTTGTACCCTAGTTTCTGTAATTTTGTTGTGTCACTCCAAGTCTCCAACGTATCCGCAGGATGTTTCGGGGCGAGTTCTATTATGGGTTTACGTCCAACACACTGACCTATACAATCTATGAATTTCATAAGGTCAACCTGTTTTCCTCTACCTATGTTATATATCTCATTCTTAGGTGTCTCATTGAAGAGGATACATTTTATACCCGCAACGATATCTGAGATGTGTGTGAAGTCTCTTTTCATGTTACCATTATTGAACGCCTGAATAGGTAACCCCTCCAGAATATTATGTGTAAATTGATAGAGTGCCATATCAGGTCTACCCCAATTTCCATACACCGTAAAGAAACGCATTCCGACTGTATCAAGTCCCGAAGACTTGAACATCATTTCATTACATCTCTTTGTGTATCCATACGCATTCAGTTGTTCCCCTGTCACGCGGTCTTCTCTCCAAGGAAGAGGCGAACCCGCATAGATGCAAGAGGTTGAGGCGTATAGTATCCGAGACACTCCATACATTTTACAACAGTCGATTAGATTTTGTGTCGCATCGATATTGTTCCTTATATATTCGCGTTCCTTACCATAGGAGTCTCGCACGCCCGCGAGGGCGCCTAGGTGAATTACTATATTTGGTTTGACAATATTGAACGCATCATCAAGTGACGGGAAGTGTTTCATGTCCACACGTTGAACACCTATGTCCATAAAGGCAACTCGTTCTTCTTTTAGTTTAGGGTCATACAATGCACCACAATAATTATCAAGTCCGATAACCTCAAACCCGTCTGCCTGTAAATCATTTATAAGATGCGCACCTATAAAACCCGCACCACCTGTAACTAGTATTCTCATTATCCGTTCCTGTAAATATATTCTAGTGCTCGGTCTGCTTCTCTCTCAAGTGGGCGAGAACCATACCATTGACCTGTTTCATTATCTAATTCTTGACACATATCTGCAATCTGTTTTGCGGATATAGGATACCCACGTTTGACCGCACTCCCCGCAACTGCAATCATAATCTGATACATCTTGTAATACCAACCTGTTCCTGTAATCGCACGATACTCAAGTACCATACGTTTAGGAAAGAAAGGGCAATCGCGATATGATGTCCAAGATACATCAGTGTTACTTAGGGAGTTTTTACGATGTTCTATTACTGCCTTCTGTAATGCAGGGGGAAGTCTCTCAAGAAAATTCTTACCCTGTGTTTCAACATAAGAATGTTTGTTCATCAACATGTCAGGGTCAACATGGACACCCTCGTTACTGAATATAAAACCCAATGCATCAGGATACTGGGCAGGGACATAATACATACGCGATACATCCTTGGTCTGTTCGTCACCTAACTCACCGAACTGCTTGTTCATTGCAAACCAGAAGTGAGGTAAGTCTTTCAACTCAACCCTACGAGTGATAGGGAACACCAAACGAAACTTTGGTTGTTCGGGACGGGACGATGCAGTATT